ATCTTCCTTTTTTCTAATCTCGTTAAATTTATCAGTACCAAATATTATTATATAATCAGATACAACATCATAATCTTTCACTAATTGTTTAGAAAACATTTTCAACAACTTTTTTCTAAAAGCTCCTGGGAGACGATCTTTTAACTTATTGGTTCTCATCTTTCTCCTCTAACAGATTATGCATTTCAGTTTCAAAATTTGCTATAGTATCTTTTATTGCAGATACTCTCACTGTATCCACATCTATCTTTTTAACAGCGTTGGTAGCATATTGAAGCGCCTTAACACTGGTTCTCCATTTATCTACTGTTTTAAAAAAGGTACCCAACATGAAATCTGGTGTTACCCCACCTTCTTTATCTTGCTCTATATAGCAATCTCTAATAAAGGTTATAATACTCCCTAAAATCTCAGCACACTCCTCACTACCCATGTTACACTCATGTTTATCTTCAGAAGTACTTAATATGTTTAAATAGAAAAGATTTATTTTAAACTCATAACTACACTTAATGCACTCACAGGTATCTACATAACACCCTTCTTCTGAATTATAATCAAACTCTGTAAGACGAAACTGAGACTTCCCATCTTTTGCCCAGAATGCACTACAGTTAGGACATTTTTTATCATTCAAATCATTAGCATTTATAATAGTTAACATTATACCCCTCTTGTTTTTAACTGAGTATACACAATACCTGCCTCATCTGCCCGAACCTTTCTTAGAAAAACACCTCGATCTTTACTAATGTCCTTAACTACTATAAATCTTTTATTTCCTTTATAGCCGGATTTCTTCCGTAGTTCTTTCATTCGTTTCCCACTCACTTTATCCTCCCACATTTTTGACAAAAGGATTTAGGTGGTTTATTTTTCTTATATCTAATCCTTACTTTTTGGCACCCACAACTACACCTGTTCTTCATTATTACCTCCTCTATTATTTATCCCAAAAAGACTATTAAGATGCATTATTGCATCCCTCTCTGGTTCAACATCTAAATCCTCTTCAAAGTGCCCAAAAAATAGTTTTTTGAGAATAATCTTTCTCTTCCTCTTTTGCCCCTCTTTTAAAAACTCTCTTACTAATTCATTACTTGTTTGTGTATTTTTCATATACCCTCAAAATTGTATTTGCACACCTTTACCATCTATAACATAACCATAAAGACGAATAAAATCATATAACTTTTTAGTCATCCTTACATCATGTAAATTATACTCATATACCTCTTTCCATTTCCCATCTTTTATTAATTTAGGGGCATCTTTACCCTTTCCTGATTTTGCAACCCCTAATGTAGCATTTGAAACTGCACCAAGATTTATTGATCCATTGAGAACCTTCCACTTACCCCCTGCTACCTTGATAGCATCTTCTAAAGTATCTGCATCATACTTAGCCTTTAATATAGCAAGAAATATATCATAATCTTTCCAAGGCACTTCTGCATCACCTACTAATACTGTATTATCAAACCCAACACCATTGAAACTAATAACAATATTATCAGTAAGTCTTTCTATCAATTTATCTTTGTCTGTAGAAGCAAAAAATTCATATTTATCTTCATTATAACTATAAACAACACCTGTACCAAATCCAAAACCATAAATATTTCCCCAGCCCCCTTCCACTTCATGATCAAGCCTAAGTGTTTCAACATCATAAACTAATCTCTCTTTCATCTGTATTCTCCCTACTTAATTATTACATCTTCATTAATATAATAAGGAAAATATAAAAAAAAATTAAAATTATATCTCCTTTATTATGTATTACTTTTTTAATAAAACCAATACATGGCGACTGCTTCCACCCTGATGTTTAGGATCCTTCCAATGAGTCTCTGGTATATAACTGTCCTCAGAAGACCTAAATTTTACCTTTCTCAATGCACCACAGTTATTACACCATTGATAACCAATTTCTAGGGAAGGGTTAATTAACCACAAATCCTTTTGTAGATGTCTACACTTAACCTTCAATTTTATTTGCTCCTTTATCATGCCAACTTCTAGCATCTTTCAACTTAACCTCTACTCTCATTATTAACTCATTTACAGTTGCTTCTGGGCGTTGATCATTCCACATCTTCCACAAAAACTTAAAATCTTCTTCTTCAACTTTCACTTCCTTTGTTTCTTTTACTTCCATTGCCTGCACAAAAGTTTCCCTTAATGAATATAAACGCCTCTGCTCTTGCATAGACAACCCATTTGTCTGTTTTGATACACGAATAACTGCACCAATACAAGCGTCTGTAAATAGTTTCTCTGCCGTCATTTCTGCAGGCAGACTTGCTAACCCTTCTAAATTAATTTCCATATTTACAATATAGGGTACTTGTTTTTTATCCTTTTTTGACATTACAACCTCCATTTAATAAATTATACTGATGAAGCCCATACTAATAACCGTGCTTGGCAGATGCTTTTTGAACAAGCATGCTTAACTTCTTGTTGGGCTAAACAAAGAAGATCTTTACCAAACTCTATGTGATAACCCTTGCACCCCACTCTCCAGCAGTTATTAACAAGATCTGCTACTATGTCCTTATTTCCACAAAAATCACAAACCACTTTTTCTCTATGTGCACCAATTATACTCATGTATTCCACCTCCTATTAAATTCAGCAATTAATAATGCATCACACCTACCGTCTAATATCCCTCCCCGAGGTCCAGTTAACCTTACTTTTGGAAACAAAGCTGAGGCAACTGCAAATGCTTTTTTCTTTGTATTTTTACCTTTACCATATATACCAAAATGCTGCTGCCAATCTTTAATTGTTACTTCCTCAAACTTTATTCTATGGGTTGCTAATATACCGTGCCACAGACCTTTGCCATAACCGGTAGTATGCCCACTTTGACTACTCTGCTTAGGCATAGCAATTGTTTCTTCGATCATTACACGAACCTTAATAGGGGGGGTAGAAAAACCCATGGAGAAGTTATGTGCTTCCACTGAGAGAAGACTGTATTTTTCTAATATATCAACCATCTCCTCCTTCACAAATGTATTTCTTTCCTTACCCGCTATTTTTATAGTAGTAGTAGGGGTGTCATATAATACAGGCTCTTTATTACCTTCTAATACAGCAACAGCACCTTTTAATCCATTATCAATTCCTATATAAATATTATTCATATGACATTGCCTCCCTAGCAATAGACACAAATACAACATTCTCAAACGTCTCTACTACAATATCACCTTTACAAACAGAACAAGGGGTACTTGCATTAGAAAATGAGTGGGACAAATAACCTCTGCCCCCACAAGTAGAACACTTAAATTTTACAGTTACCCTTTTCACAGAAAAAGTAGCATCAATGACACCTAATATCTTTCTTTGTATTGTTTTTCTCCCCGCACATTTTGAGCAAACAAGTGCAACATGAAAACCCGATTGCATAGTAAACACTTTACCTGAGCCAGCACAAACCTCACAAGTAGTAGTTATAATAAATTTCATTCTATAACACTCCGTTTATTATTTTTCCTAATTATTATTTTTTGTACACCATGGCTCTCTAATACCATTCTTGTATCACCCCTATGGGTTGTTAAATATAGTTTCTGCTTTGTAGACTTTATCTTATTAATTAACATATCTATTATATATTGAGTATGTAATGCATCTAACTCATCTGTAACCTCATCCAAAATCAAAAAATCAAAACCTGTCTTCTTATTAGTAATCATTTCAGCAAGTGCTAAATTAAACAATACCGTAAACAACTTCTTCTCACCCCCACTATATGTAGTAATAGATCGTGCTACCCCTTCATCTAGTATATCAATATTAAACTTATCCCCTTCAATATTAAGATCTACTTGGTAATAACTCATATCTATATCTGAAAGTTGTTTATTAACACAGCGCTCTATAAATGGAATAACATTAACAAGCATCCTTACACGTATCCCATTCTGCCCAAATATCTTTTCTAATATCTTATTTCTTACATATTCTACACTAATTTGTTTTTCTTGTATTATTAAATCTTCCTCATCTTTCTCAAATTCTACAACTACTTTAGATTTAGCAGTGTAATCTGCCTTTTCTTGCACTAAATCATTAAGAACTCTTTTATTCTTTATTTGATCACTCACTAATCTCTGATATTCTACTACATTAAAACCACTACTATTAATTTCAGCAACTTGCTTTTCACAATTTTCCATTTGTTTAGTATAAACAGATCTCTGCTCTTTTGAAGTATTACTCTTTTCTTCCATAGCCTCTTCCAACGATACAATTTCTATTTCTTTATTTTCTTTCCACCTATAAACATCTACCCAAACTTTATACTTCCTCACTTCATCTCTTAACCCACAAGCTATTGCTCCATATTTAATTTTAATAGACTTCTGTTCTTGCACGTTTCCAATTAAACCCATTATCTCTTGATCAATATTTTTCTTAGTAGTATCAAAATGATGCATACACTTATCAGAAATACTTTGCCCGCAATAAGGACACTCAGGATTTTCACCTATCTGAAGAGAATCTATTTTCCTAACAAGATCCTTCTTATTCTTTTCTTCTATAGACATTTTAGTATTGATACTAGATAATTCTTGCTTCGCAAATGCCTCTTTATCTATATTCTTATTTATACTAATCTCTAATTCTTCTATCATATTTTCAACATCTTCTAAAGTTTTAGTAAGGGGTAAATGAATTGGAAGCTCTAAATCTTTTTTCACTATTTCCTCTTTGATCTCTTCTATTCGCCCACGCTTCTTTTCCACAAACTCCCTGTATGAAGATTTTAAAGATAGCCAACTTTCTCTAGCCCGATCATACTCATATTGCAATGTTTCCTTCTTATCAGCTAACTTCTTCTTTTCTTCTGCGGTTTTAATATCAATATCTATCTTATCAAGAATCCTACGCCTACATTCTATTTGATGTTCAGCTTCAGTTATAAGCTTAATATATTCTTCTTTCGTTTTATATAATACTCTTTTATCCTGAATAAACCTAATTCTATCCCTAACTAAAAGCAGTTCCTTCTCATTACTTTGTAACCTTTCTTTTCTAATTTTATCTAATACTTTATCCAATAAAATAAAATCAAGTGCACTGCCTATTAGATCCTTCCTACCTTTGTCCGTACCAAAAAGTAATCCATTCTTATCACCCTGACCTAGTACAATACTATTTCTCCAAATATCAAAACTAATCCCAATAAGACCTGCAATCCATTCTATGTATAAAGTCCTATTCTTACTAATTTGTAGTTCATCATTTACCTTTACTGTAAAATCAGGTGCCTTACCCCGTTTTTTTTCTTTAAATATTTCTACAATATTACCATTACTTGTGCGAAACTTTAAGTAACAATAGCACACATCACAACCCAACCTAATAACACTATCCTTATCTTTTCCACTATCATCAATTGTCTTATCAAATAAAACCCAATTTAAAGCTTCAGGAAAAAAACTAGATTTACCCGCTCCATTACTATCTAATGGATTTCCATTATTTATCCCTTCTATTAATATAATACCAGGATGGAAAGTTGAAAAATCTACCTCCGCCTTTTCATAAGAAAATAAATTCTCAAATTGTATTCTAAGCAACTCAATACCTGACCCATACTTATACTCAATTTTATCAATATCATAAATAAGTGCAATTGCTTCATCATACACTTTCTTATCTTTTATATCATTTTCTTTTATATAATCTTTAACAACATCCTCTACTGCCAAATCTAATTTAACACCATTAATAAATTTATTTTTATATTTATCCTGTATATAATCTGGTACCACCCATGATGCTCCTAATTTATAAAGTTCTTCTATTTCTTCTCTTGCATTCTTCTGTTTAGTAGTAAGTTTAATTATCTTTCCTTTTGCTTCTCCTTCTATTAAATCATCAGCGGAAGTAATATGAATAAATTTATTAGGACAACAAACAACTGGTGTGACTACAAGACTACCATTATCTTTTATTGTTACATCAAGAAAATATTTATCTCTTCCTAATGATCGAAAATCCCGTGGATAAATACTACCACTGTAGTAAATACCGTTAGCAACCTTCTGCATAGTATGGAAATGATTTAATGCAATATAATTATAACGTAAACTTTGTAATTCTTTAATAGATACACTTTCCTGAGCAATAAACTCATTATCATATTTTGCTCCTATGATAGATTGATGAGTAAGTAAAACTTCTGCTTTGCTTCTATGTGTTCTTTTGTCTTTAAGTGCATCTACTGGATATCCCCAAGGAATTATATCTATATGTACATCAGAAAGGTCAAATGATTGGGGGGTAAAGAAAAAATGAAACCGATCTGGGTTTAGATAAGCCATATCCTGTAAACTAAACCATTTTCCGCAAGTATCATGATTACCACCACAAATAATAAATTCTAATTCTTTGTATTCTGATACAATTTTAATGTATTCACTTCTAACCCGACTTGTTGGGTTATACCAATCAAATATATCACCACCATCTAAAATATACTTAATGTTTTTATCCACTGCATAATTACAAATAAATCTCTCAACTTCAAGTTGCTCTTCAAACCGCTCATTTAAACCTGTCTTTGGGTTTATTCGTGAATATGGAAAATTGTTTGTAAAATGCTTATCTCCTGTGTGAATAAACCTAAGCATGATATCCCCTCCAAAGTTTAGCAATATGCTCAAACAAATAATCATTATCAACACACTGCTGCTTACCATGAATTATATAAACATCACTAACTCTAAGTGGAGAAAGTGAATTACACACAAACTCATCATCTAAATACTTCCAATCTTGTAAAGGTATTGCTTGTAAAGCTTTTCTTTCAGCAAGAAGGCCCCAAATACCTGAACTGACTACTCTACCATCTTCATAATGACGCATAGCAACTTCACTCTTAGGCACGGAATAAGAAAAATCTATACCTAATGGAAGACTTGGGGAGTGTGTCTCCCTCTGGGTCTGAAGACATAAAGGAGAGATATAAAAATCATCTTCTAAGTACCATATAAAATCTTTAGTAAATGTATCAAACTGACCTTTACGAGTTTTACCAAAATCAACATTTCCGTTATCACAATAATTCCTCACTGACACTATCTTAACCTCAGTAAACAAAGAAAGAATAGATAATGTTTCAAAAACTTGGCTTCCTAAATTGGGTAAACCTGTATTACAAATAGTTATGAGTCCTGGTAAGCATGTTTGCCCAAAAATTGACCAAAGAACTGCATTGAGGCCCTGTCTATTATTATGTGAAAGTATACTAGCCTCAATATTAATACCAATAACCTTAATAATACCTTTAACTTCTTTTATTCCACTCATTAGTAACGCTTTATTTCCCATAATCTAATATCCTTTTCCAATTATTACTTATTGCATAGTTGCCACACATAGTTTTTATAACCTCTTTCTTTATACAATCACAACACATCCATACTGTTTGTTGATCTCTTATACTTAACTGCCCATCTTTCTTTATCTTATTTACTAACACCTGCTTTAATTTATCACTATAAAAATTCTTCTTCACACTACAAAATTCACAAGTAAAAGTAAAGTCTTTACGCATTACCAAATATCTCCTTTATAAACTTTGGATTACCACCCACTTCTTCTTCAAAAGTACCCTTTGTAAACTCAGCGCCCTCAAATGAATATGTCCTGCCACTAACCTTTTTAATTATTTCCAACTGCTCTGCGAGTTCAAATAAACCACTATACTCATGTATTCCAGTGGCATAGTAAATATCAACTATTGTTCTTCTAAATGGACTTCCAACTTTATTTTTCTTCCCATAAACCTCTATTTTATTTCCCACTATCCTTTTTAGTTTATCTTGTAATTGCCGCTGTCTCTTCATAGCTAATCTAATAGATGCATGATGTTTTAATGCCCTACCCCCTGGAGTAACGGTTTTTTCACCAAACATAACCCCCACATTATCCCGTAACTGGTTTAGAAATACCACCGTGCATTTATTAGTATTTAGTAAACCTGTGATCATTCTAAGACCTTGAGCAACAAGACGAGCCTGTAATGCTACATGTCTATCACCAATCTCTCCATCAAGTTCATGCTTTGGAACCATAGCAGCAATTGAATCTACAACAATTAACCTAAATTTATTTAAACCTATTAGATAACGTAAAACTGCAAACCCCTCCTCACCTGTTAAAGGTGTTTGAACCAACAAGCGTGGCATATCTACACTAAGGTTTTCAGCATATGCAGGAACAAAAGCACACTCAGCATCAATAAGTGCACAAAGTTCTCCTTGACGTTGAAATTCTGAAATCCAACTCAAAGCTAATGTTGTTTTACCTGAAGATTCTGGGCCTAGTATTTCAATAATCTTTCCAGTTGGCACACCTCCACCTAGAACATAATCAATACTAATATTTCCAGAAGGAATACGCCTGATTTTTGGAATACCTACACCTGTACAAATATTGTTTATCTTAAGTACCTTCCTAGCCTCTTCCAATATTCCTTTTACATTAACATCAAATTTCACTGGTGTCCTCTGAACCAAAGACTCCTGTTCCCTTGAGGTACTCATTTACATACTCCTTTGCTATATTAGAAAATTCATTAAAAGTAAAAACAGGAACACCTTCTATATCTTCATGTTCCTTATCAGATAACCAAAAAAGTTCATTAACTTTCTCACTCCGTATTAAAAATGAGGCGGGTAGTTTTATATAATCAACTTCTTTACTAAGATAAAGTTTACAAAACTTTATCATATTAATACCTTTAAGTTTTAACAAACGCCCCGCCCTTGTGTACTGCTTCTTATTTACTAACTGCTTAAGTTTTTTAAAAAGCATTTTATTTACCCTTTGGTGAGAGCTTTGCACAATCTTCCTCAAATGGACACTGCAAACACTCGTCATCATCTATTGAATACTCTTTAGTATAGCACTTAGGCTTCGCTACATTAGTCTTTGCTACATCTTCCTTCTTCTCCGTTGGGAGTTCTTCATCTACTACTTTTTTAGTTTCTACATCAGCAGCAATTTTATTGCTAACTTCCACTTCCTTAGCTGTTTCTACTTTAGTTTCACCCACTATCCGCTCAGCTGCCACAACACCTGCCGAAACCACTTCTCCCTCATCAGCATCTGGTGTAAAATCAGAATCCATAATCTCTTTTATTTCATCATAAGAGAGATATTTACCAAATTCATTAAGAGAACTCATTTGATCAAGAATTAACTTTGGATTCTCAAACTTGTATGGTTTTCTACTAAGTACAGCCTTATACTTAATATGATTCTCCGAGGCGGAAAGATCAGTTCTTGTCAATATTACCTTATATCCATCAGTAAGAACTGTATAATCGATAAATCTGTTAGGATCCTCGTCATCATAAAAACAACTAACAAGCTCTTCTTTAACCATCCACCCATGCCTTAAAATCTGCACCTTTAGATCTTGTTCTTTTAAGTTAATTATATGTGTATACCATGTAGTACCAGGCCAAAGCAATTTTGCCATTTTCTTTGCTTCTTCTGTTCCTACTGCTTCTAACTTTGCCGCCTTTTCACACCTGGGACAGGGCTCATTACCCATTTTATTAGGACAGACAATTGTTCGATTATTCACACCAACTTTATAATGAACACGAACCTCTTTCCAAGGTTTTTTCCTACCCTCACTAGGTGGACATACAAATAAAAGGTTACCACCCTCTTTAGGTTTCCAAAATGCTGTCCGTTTTTCTCTATCCATCGCTCCTCTATCAACACCCATACCACTCCTCCTATCTGTTAGTTTATTTTGAAAAATGATCTTCTATACCTTTCTCTCTTAATACAACATTCATATCTCTTTCTTTTCTCCATGTGGCAGCAGCACTATAAAGCATCTCCTTCCTTTGTTCTAATGACTTTACATACCCCTCAAAAATCTCTGATTGGAACAATGCGTCAAGATACTTCGTATAAAGTTCTCTGTATGTTGGATGCCGCTCACACTCAATTCCAATAGCTCCTTCTGTTTTCTTCTTACCTTCAGAAATCATTTGTGTTCTTATTCTTGCATCCTCATCTACTAGAAATTCCTTATATGCTTTTTTAGCATTTCTAACTTCCCTTAATGATACTCGATATAGTAAAGCCCAATATGCATATAAAGCAGAATGAGATATACACTCCTCATTGATCCTATCCCCATCAACACTACACCTCTCTACAATATTCAAATCTTCATCATTAATAGGTCTAGCTAAAACTTTTTGTGCTATTTTTTCTGCCATTTCTTTTAAATCCATCTTCTCCTCCTAAACATCACCATTTTCTTTAATCTTTTTATCTTCATATTCTGAAATAATACGTCTATAAATTTCTTTACTACACATATCAAGCTCACCACAAAAGTTTTTATAATTATTATATGAAGGCTTTATATGATATTTACAAAACTTAAATAACACATAGTTTAAATCACCATCTACTAATACATTCTCATGCAATACTTCCACAACTGCATCTAATCTTTTGCGAGTTACTTTATTTATGTATGGCATTTATAATCTCCTTTACACATATATAATAAGAAAAGTAAATAAAAAAATTAAATCTTTTTTACATCTCCCCAATTATTTCCTATTTTAAATTCTACCTTTAAAGGAACATTGATAAATGGTAAATCTACAGACTCCATTATACTCTCTACCTTTGGGTATATAAAAGCAATTTCATCTGGGTGGCAATCAAATGCCAAAGAGTCGTGAACAGGAATTTCTGGAAAAGATTGCAAATTCTCATCTAAAAATAAATCTACAATATTATTTAATGCATTAAGAAGAATATCAGATGCTGTACCCTGAATTGGTGAATTAATACCTTCTCTATACGCTGCTTCTCTAATGTATTGCTCACTACTATATACTTTAGGTATTCTTCTTTTTCTACCTGTTAAACTCCGCACAAAACCTACTTTTCTTAAAGATTGTTTTGTATTAGCAATCCATCTTCTTACTCCAGGAAACCTATCAAACCATTTATCAATATAAAGCTCTGCTGCATTATATGAACAATTTAATTCCTGTGAGATACTCATAGGACCAGCACCATAAACTATTCCAAAGTTAATTCCTTTTGCTTTTGATCTATCCTCTTCCGTAGGTTTAATACCCTTAGCAAATTGCTTAGCAACTTCTCCATGGATATCTTTACCTTCTTTAAACACATTAACAAGATTCACATCCTTAGAAATCATAGCAAGAACTCTCAATTCAAGTTGAGAATAATCCACTTCTATTATTTTACCACCTTTAAATCTAGAAACAAAACAACGCTTCACAGTAGCACAGGGATTAATACCCGACCATTTCTCATTTGCATGTTTACGAGGCATGTTCTGAAGATTAATAGGATCAGAGCTAGATGATCGTCCAGTTTTAGTGCGAGTCAAATGAAATTCTGTATGAATATAACCCCCTGGGTGAAGATTCTTCTTCAAACCTAATAAGTAAGTTGAATGTATTTTTGAATAACGCCGATACTCTCCCAACACACCAACAATGGCATGCTTCTTTTCATACTGTGGAAGTACATCTTTATCTAATGCTGGTTGTTTTGCTTTAGCAGTATACTTTATAACAGGAAGTTTGAGTTTATTAAAAAATAAATCCTTCAATTGAAGGGAAGAATTCATATTAAAATCCTTATAACCATTTTCTTTAGTAAAAGCAAGAAACTGATCTTTTAATATATTAATTTCTTTTTCTACCATTGTAAGAGCTTGATCAAGATATGACTCATCTATTTTCACACCCCTATGTTCTAAATAAGCAAAAGAAGTAAAAGATCTACATATAAAAGGCATAAGTAATTCAAGATTTTCCTCTTTTAATAAATCATACAAAGGTTTTCTTAATCTATAAGTATAATAAGCATCTTTTGCTGAATATTCAATAAGAAGCTTCTCAGGACATTTACTCATATCTGTTATATAATCCTTTACCATAGCCTTCCACCCTAATACATCTGGTAAATATGTCCAAGACAACTCTTCTAAGCCTACACTCCCCCTTTTCTCATTTAATAAATATTGAGCAACCATGGGATCAAAATTAAAGTTAGTGCACCTAACCCCACCCCTACTCCATGCATGAAGAACATCATATTTTCCAGCGTCTGCAATCATCTTAGCAGGAGATTTTAATAACCGCTTAAATGCATCCATCCTTTGTATAATATCTTTCCAATAAACTACAGTTGAAGGCTCTTTACCATCATAAAATGAAGCACAAACCACACCACCAGTATCTAAGTATGGGCTCAACCCAACAGTTTCAACATCAAAAGAAAAAGCCTCCTGGGTAGACAAATAATTAAAATATTTTTCTATTTCATTCAAATCTTTAAGGCATCTGTACTTAAAGTTATTATCCACAACACCACTAAGAAAATAATTTACCTTAGAAAAATCAGCATCATAAATAGGCATAGCAGATGGATTTCTTAAAATATATGCTGGATGAAATGTTACTATAAAATTATACCCATTAACTTTATGTATTTGATGCCTAGCCTTATCAAGTGATATATTACCTAAAAAATAATGCACTGCTGTGGAGCCCAGCAAAACAACCAATCTTGGTTTTATTTTATCTAATTCTGCCCAAAGAAATTGATCACCACATAATTTTATTTCTTTATTAGTAGGAGTACGATTCTGTGGTGGCCTACACCGAACAACATTAGTAAAAGAACTCTTCCGCAATAACCCAAATTTATCTAATGCCTTCCGTAATACTTTACCTGAAGCGCCTATAAAAGGACGACCATGTTGATCTTCTGAATAACCTGGTGCCTCACCTACAAAAAGTACTTGACTATCTTTATAACCAAAAAGTTTCATACAAGGACTCTTACATCCAGAAGACAACCCGCACTTCTCACAAGGAGTTCTTACATCTGCCTTACCCCCTCTTCTTGGTGCTTGACGGCGATCTAGTAAAGAATCTGATAATTCTTCTAATTGTTCAAAAAATACAGGATAATCTCGCTCCATTAACCCCTACTCCTCAATAACATTATAGACCTAGAATTTTTGCCTACAAATATAAGTTTACTTTTTACAAATATAATCTTATCAAACTGCTTACATTCTAGTAGATTAGAAAACACATCAACATCAACCATAATAGGATCTTTAGGCCAAGCATCAAAAAGGTTGGACCTACCAACAACTTCATAATCACCCTTTAGACTAAACTTAAGAGATTGATCTTCTACAGTTATCACCATTTCCTTAACACTAGAAAAGGATGCTAATGATGAAACTACCCTCCTCATATCATCAGTAATAACACAATAGTTTACAGATTCTGAAATGATCATAGTTTGAAACAACTTAGCCATATTTAGCATTGTTACACTCAGCTGGTTAGAGAAAAACATAAACCTCTGCTCAGCATCTAAATATATACCCATAAGTCCTTCTTTAATAAACATACCACTACAAGAAGGGAAGTTAAGTAACGGCTCAACAAAATAATGTGGAAAAAATATTTTTCTATCTACCTCAATTTTATTGTTAACCTTCCGCATAACAACACATATATTACTACCAGCAAATACATAACCATTTTCATAATATATTCCTTGAAGGGCAGGTTTTGTAAAATCAGTAGTATAAAAACTATGCACTTTTCTTAGTTCATCAATAAAAGCCTTATCCATTTTTATACAAGTCCCCACAGCATCAAGAATAATATTATTATCAACACTCTCCTGGTTTTGAGTCTTTATCTTAACCTTATCTGCATAAATGCATAAACCTTGACTCTCAGGAGTATAACGAATAGATACATCACTCTTAGAATATGCCTTTACTAAAAGATTAGCTTGAAGAAATAAAACATTTTCACCTAACTGGGGAAAATCTTTTGTATATTTAATACCATTATATCCATTATAATAAAAAATTCCCTCAGATGATAATCTAATTGGTGACAAACCTTTTAAAACATTAATACCACTTTTTGCAATATTCTTAATTAGTAAGAATAACACATCATTAATTTTATTATGTTCAAAAATAACTTCTATCATAGGTCTCTCCTTTGTTAATAAAAAAATCCATCTGCATTAAAATCTACATTAATCTGATTCTCCTGTTTATATTCTATAAGCTCTAGATATTGTGCTAAGTTAAACAAACTTCTTTCATTATGACTATCCAATACCTCATCAACCTTAAACCCGCAACTTTTAATTTTAGCAACTATCCCTTCCTGTATATGAGAAGGATAATTAGCAAAATGTCCCTTAACTCTCCTAGCAGGTGAGATAGAAGAAACCCTAATTACTCGTATATTACCATTATCATTAATTAATATACCACCATAAGCTGAAATTTTTATCCATTTTGTATTATCAATACTATACCAAGGATACCTTGCTACATAATCTGGCTTAGCAATACCAAACCCATGAACTTTATAACCTAAGTCTGTATTATCTTTCCAAAAGTATTTAGAAAACAAACGATCAGTAACTGGAACAAAACTCCTAGTCATAATATTAGTAGTAACACCACCATAACAAATATATTTATAATGTTTCATCATGTACTGCAAATGCTCCTCAGGATCATTCCAATGATATACAGGCAGTGGCTTTAAACCTTGATCTTCCATCTTTTTCAAATTATCAAAACTTTTAGTAGAATCTAATGGATCATCAAAATGAGCATATAATGTAGCACCTGTTCGCCCAACAAATTTTATATAATCATCCATAGTTGCTTTAAATGTACCCATACTAATACTATATGCACCAGAATCCAAAAATACCCGACCTGTTGAAAGCAGTGGTTCCCATTTTTGACATAACTGACTCTTGCCTGAATGTGCAAAAGAAAAAAGATAGTAAGGATTATTATAATGTTCCTCTAAATAGTCGAAATGATAAAGGCTTCCAACGCCAGAAATATAAAATATCATTTTATAGCCCTCAATATCTCCTCATTTCTCTGTGGAATAAAAAAATGAGCTTCAGCCAAATTCTTATACTCCTCAAGTATTTCATTATTATAATAATCTATTTTTATATTATTATTTTTAAATGCAACAAACTTCCTAAAACAACTTTTACATTTACCACAATACAAAGAAGTGGGATGATAACAAGAAGTTGTCTTCCACAGATTATATATATCCCCACCCCTTTCCAAATATTCAGCTACTAATTGTGTTTTTGTAAAACCACGAATGGGACTCACTACCACTACTTGCTTTTCACCATATTTAGAAACAATAGTAGAAAAATCATTAAATGCTGAAAAACTATTGTCTACTACTCTATCCTCCTTCAATCCACCAAGAAATATAACCTCACCAAAATGTGAAGCAATAATAGATAATATAATATTTCTACAAGGAACAAAGCAAGTCTTCTTATTTTCCAATGGGCCTAAATTTATACTATTATAAATAACAGTAACATGACCAGGTATAAGTAATGCTTCAACTACACTATGTTCTTTTACAGAATAAATAGTGTTAAGAGATATAAACAAAACAACATCAATAATATCTTTAAAAAGATACCCAGTAATATAACTATCTAAACCTCCACTATATAATAAAACTGTTTTACGCATTTATACCTCCCTATAATTTAAGCCTTATGGTGTACCCAACTATCCTCAAGACCTTTCTTTATAGTACTCTGAAGTTCATATTGACAGTCCCAGAAACAATTATTGCAATACTTATCTTGATCATACTTCCAATCACTACGAAAATCATCCCAACTTCTTTCATCTGCCAAATCAAATATAGACCATTTAGGAACCTTCTCTCCTGCCATATGTAAGCAAAGTCTACAACTTAAATCTGTGTCTAATGTTAAATTATATGGGCTATCACATCTCCAGTTTAAGTTTATAGCATATTCAGGAATAGCTAATAAAAACTCTTTAGTTGAATGAATTTTTGCTCCTGACTCCTTCATCATAACAAGTTGAGCAGACAGCTTTTTAAGTTTTACAATATCCCCATCTAAAAACCCATTACAAATATCTTTTGAGGGAACTAAATCCCATTGATTCCCCTTACTCCAATGTACTGTAGTTATTTCAACCCATAATCCAATCTCAGTAAGCATTTTCACTGTTGGTAATACATAATCAATATTATTTCTATCTACTGTAATAACACAATGAATATCTGTTCCTTTTTCTTGTAATTTACCTGCCCAAAACATACCCATAACTGCCTTCTTCCATCTGAAATAATCATTACCTGGAGCAGGATCTATTGAAATAGATAAATTTTTTAAATGTGGAGAGAGTTCTTCCATCTTTATTGCATCACAAGCACACGTTTGAAATCCATAGGGAACTTCAAGGTTATTAAAATGCTTTATAATTTCAACATTATCTTTAAGCCACAATACATCACCACCCAGAAGGCAGCAAAATGGTTTAGTAGTGAAATTACTTATAATCTCAACTGCCTTCTTTATATATTCAGTACTTGCAACATTAGGCCTTGACTCCATCCAGTTACAATAATGGCATCCAAGTTTACATTTATTAGTAATTAACCAAGTACAAAAGTTAAACATTAAGCCCTCCTTACAAATTTCTCCAAATCCGCTTTTGACATATTCTTTTCATCAATGTAGTAATCCCCAACTGGCTTACCCATAATAAGTCTGTGATATTTTACCTTGTTCCTAACAAGCCACACCTTTGTTACATACTCATCCTCAGGGTATCTACTTGTATGTAAAATAATAGTATGTCCATTCCTATACAACCAATTTATTTTTTTAATAATATCCATTATTGGGAAAGCAGCTACATACTTACCAGACCACCAAGGACGATCAGTTTCCACAGTAATAGTTCCATCAATATCAAAAATAAAAGTTTTATATTTACTTTTCATTTAAACACACTCCTAAAAATTCAGATTTTAAACTTCCTTTAAGCATATTCCCTCGCAAAGCAATAGTAACCACATTACAATTTTGTTTCTCAATACCCCTACTCATCATACACAAATGCTTAGCTTCTATAATACACCCACATCCTTGTGGAGAAAGATATTTCTGAATGGCATCTACTATATCACATGCTATTCTCTCTTGAATTTGCAAACGCCTAGTAAAGCATTCTACTAATCTAGCAAGCTTGCTCAAACCTACTACCTTCCCCTTTTTAGGTAAATACCCTATATGAATCTTACCATAAAAAGGAAGAATATGATGTTCACACATTGAATAAAACTCAATATCTCTAACTAATACTAATTCATTATATTGCTTCTCTGTGAAAATAGCTTTTAATATATCCTTTGGGTTTTGATCATACCCCTTATATAATTCCTTCCAACTTCTTACTACACGACTTGGTGTGTCAAGAAGACCTTCTCTATTTGGATCCTCCCCTATATACTGTAGCATTCTTTTAATGTCAACTTTGATAGACTCTTCTGTTAGGTTATCCATTATTTAACTCCTATAATTTTTTGGGTTTGTAAACTTAAACGCCAATGTGGATTTTTCTTAATATAATCTACTGCACTTTTAACAAGTTCAAACTTATTTCCTTCTGGTTGAAGATAAAATCTATGACATCCATAATTCTTATACATATTATAATAACTTTCTATATCTGTAATATTATTACCCATCCAAACAACTTTTATTTCATCTGCTCTTTCTATTTCTGATTGATGTATTGATGACTTTGGACTAACTGTTATAAAATCAACTTTACTAATCCAATCAGGTGTAACCACCCCATTAGTTTCCATACAAATAGTCATTCTAAGTTTAGTTTTTATATAATGTAAAAACTTCTCAAGGTTTTGAATAGTAGGCTCTCCCCCTGTAATAATACAAAGAACATCAGGAAAGTGAGAAGGATCTAACTTTGATTCATGTAATTTCATAAATATTCTATGTGCTAAATCTTCTTCTGTACACTTAAACTTAGTAGAGTAGTCAGTATCACAAAAAGAACAAGCAAGATTGCATCCAGCAAACCTCACAAAAACCGCAGGTCTTCCTGTATTATAACCCTCACCTTGTATTGAATAAAAAACTTCTGAAACTTGAAGAACCATTAATAAACCCCTTTATTATTTTCTAACAACTACATCATCTGCCCCTACTTCTATAAGATTACATCCTTTTGCTACTAACTTTAAATGGGTACGAACCTTAGAAAGTTTAACCTCTTTTCCAATTATCTTACTAACTTGAGTTGCTATTTCCTGAAGAGAAATGGTGTCTCTACTTATTGCAAGAGCTGTTGCTTCACCAGCAAAAGTACCTCTACGTAACCTTTTCAATAAATCAGCATGCTTATCTGGAATGGTTGAAGCAACCTTTTCTTCCTCAACTACCCCATTAGAAGAAGGTGGAGCAGACCCAGAAATTATAGGTGGTGGCATTTCAACCACACTTTCTTTAATTATATCCTCTTTAATAGGTTCCACAACGGGGGTAGAAACAACTCCTACAGATACTGTCTCTGACTCTTTGATCTCTTCTATTGGTTTTACAACATCCTCTTTCTTATCAATTAACTTCTTCTTTTCCTCAGTCGCCACCCTACACATTTTAGAAAAACTACATCTTTTCTTACTGCACTCATCTACTAATACATCATAGTAGTTGAAGCAGGGTGGTTTTTGAATACTAGAAATACCAGTAAGCCCTTCCTCTTTCTTTTCATTTTCCATTTCAAACCTCCATTTATTTTTTACATGATGGACAAAAAGTAACTTTACTTTTTTCTCCCTCATATACAGTTACACTATAACACCTTGCAATATTATCATATAGATAACTTGCTACATTTTCTGCAGTTGGGTTCTTAATAAAATCATTAAGTATCGTATGATCAAGTCGATTGCAAATCTTTTTTATAGCTGAGAAATCAATTACCATACCCTGCTCATCTAACTCTGTGTTATCACATCTACATTCTACTAATATTCGCCAATTATGCCCATGCATCTTTCTACAACACCCATCATAGTTAGGTAAAAAATGTGCAGCAGATATTATTACCTCTCTTTCTAATTTATACATCACCTTATCCTCCCTCTATTACATAATCTCTATACAAAGTTTTCAATTCAGACAAAGAACTCCTAAGTCTATACATACTCATACCAACCTTCTCAGACAAAGATTTCCACACAATTTTACCATTATCAAAAAAATCAATGTTTTCATCTTGCAATATTGCAGAAAATACCTTCTTAGCTTGTGCCGAACAATTTTCCATAACTAACTCAAAAAGCTCCTTTATAAAAATATTATTTTGTGGGGCAGGAGTGGCAATGGCAACAGCATTGATATCTACATCATAATGCTTTCTTTTTTTAGCTCCATAAAATTCAAATTCACCAAAAATTTTATTTTTCATATACCACTTCAAAAGAACTACTCTATCGAGGCTTTGCATTTCCTTTAAATTATCATACTGCTCAAAAATAGTAGATGTACATATACTTAATAATTCCTTCTTATTAAGGGCAAAATGAAAATCTAAACCCCTACGCCTTGATAACTTAATAGCATAAATAAGCAATTCCTCTATTTCCTCCCAAGAATATCCCAAATCCTTACACTCAAGTTCTAAAACATTCATTCTATACCTCCAGGTATTGTTTTATGTAAGTTTCAAAATCAAGCTCCCCAACGGAGTTAATTCTTTTCTTACATTCATCTTCACCTATATTACTAGGATCCTCAGTACCAACTAACCTAATAACACTCGCTGACAGACCCCAACTAATAAATTTCCAAGCAAACTCCAATCCTTTATTGTATGCATCACTATCAAACATAACATAAACTCTTTTAATACCCAAGTTTTTTATTTTAAAAAATTGTTTTTCTGATAAATATTTTCCAAGGAGGGCAACACCACTAGGAACTATCATTGCATCAAAAACCCCTTCTGTAACTACTACCCATTCTTTTCCTATAACATTATCATAACCAAAAACTATTTCCTCTTTTGGTAAAAATTGATCACAGCACTTAGGTGGGTTAGTTACTTTTGCCAATACTTCAATACCTGTAAGATTAGATGTATAATCCCGAGCTACAAAATAAACTAACTTCTGGTTTTCATATGTTGGGATTATTATTCTAAAGGCATACTTTCCATCAATACAATACTTAAGTTTATACATATCAATCTTTTCCTGGGTAATACCACGTCCTGATAAGTATTTATATGCCATGGATTCTTTATCAATATCTAAAACTTTAAACCCATAACCCCTACCAATTAGTTTAACAACTTTTTCTTCTACAGGAACTGGATACAATTTTTCCTCAACTACTGTCTCAAAATCAGCTAATGAAATACTTCCTAATTCATCTTTATACTTTCCATAAACTTCCTTCCAAGAAAGACCTTCAACAAAACTTACGAATGTCCAAAAGTTTCCTTTCCATGCACAAATAGGACAAATAAATAAGCCTGTCTTTATATTAATATATAAATGATGATGGGTATCCACCTCTCCTTTAATTCTAAAATGATCAGGATTTATGCAGTTAATCCTAAACTCCTTACCATTCTTACCCCATTGGTAATCATTAAAGTGATTTAAAAGATATTGTTTATAATTCAATTTATTACCTCAAAATAAGTTTTGCAATAAGAAGAAGAATAGGAACAAAAATAACTGCCAATATAGGTATCCATATTGGTGATAAAACCCACCACCAAGACCATGTAATTACTTTAGTTAATTTTAATGTAATAAAAACTATTGTTAATAATTCTAACCCACCTACTCCATTGCTTCTAATATTATCACTCATCTCTTTCTCCTTTTATTTAAGCTTAATCTCACCTAAACACCTACATTTTTTAACTCTTATCTTACCCACTTGGCAGGTTATTACATCTTTAATATTAACTTCACAAGCAATCAAAGTATCACCTTGACTCCAATATAATGCTGTACTTAAATGTATTCCTGCAGAACATGGCATACTAGATAAATCAGGATTAATAACTTTAGATATCTTATTATCTTGATAAATAAAATAACTATCATAACAAGAAGCATATTTTCCTTTTGAAATCTTATTCACCCTTTTATAAAAAATAGCTTTATTCTTAATAAACCCAATCCCCAACTGTGCCATAATTGAATACATTTTATTTTCTAATGATAACGTAATAAATCCAGCCAAAACCCAAGCATCGCCAGAAACCTGAGCATCACCCGAAACCCGAGCATTACCAGAAACCTGAGCATCATCATAAACCTGAGCATCATCATAAACCTGAGCATCACCCGAAACCCGAGCATTACCAGAAACCTGAGCATCATCATAAACCTGAGCATTACCAGAAACCCGAGCATTACCAGAAACCTGAGCATCATCATAAACCTGAGCATCATCATAAACCTGAGCATCACCCGAAACCCGAGCATTACCAGAAACCTGAGCATCATCATAAA